CCACGCATCTTGTCCTTGGCCGTGTTGGCGTAGTTCACGTTGTAGGGCGGATCGGTGAAGGTCATGTCCACCAGTTCGTCACCCAGCAGGGCCTTGAAATCATCGGCCTTGGTGGCGTCGCCACACAGCAGCTTGTGCTCGCCCAGGATCCAGACATCGCCCGTCTTGGAGATGGGCGTCTCACTCACCTCGGGAACGGCATCCTCATCGGTCAGGCCATCCTTGGTGGCTTCCTCGCCAGCGATCAGGGCCTCCCACTCCTCTTGCGAGAAGCCGGTCAGGCCCAGGTCGAATCCGGCGTCCTTCAGGTCGGCCAATTCGATGCCAAGCAACTCGTCTTCCCACGATGCGTTCTCGCCGATCTTGTTGTCGGCCAGGATCAGGGCACGGCGCTGGGTGTCGGACAGGTGATCCATCGGCACGACGGGCACCTCGGGCAAACCGAGCTTGCGGGCTGCCAGCAAGCGGCCGTGACCGGCGATCACGTTGTTCTGGCCGTCGACCAGGATCGGTGCGCCCCAGCCGAACTCACGGATGCTGGCCGCGATCTGGGCCACCTGTGCCTCCGAATGCTGCTTGGCATTGCGGGCATAGGGGATCAGCGCCTCGACCTGGCGGTACTCGATGTGGATGGGGTTCATGGGGACCAGAAGTGAAAAACCCGCCAGGTCATGCCACATGGGCCACCGGGCGGGTTCTTGAAGTTGATGTGGTCGGAGACACATCTCTCGCGACCGTAGACAGAATTTATCGTGAATCCGGGCAAAACGCGACACCCTCAAAATCGCGTTTCTTTCGCATCTGTCCGCATTGGCAGGCGCTGCTTCGCTGCACCTCGAAACGTCTATCAACCTCCCTGCGAAAGATGGTCGGTGATGACCTGGATTGCGACTTCCCAGTGGCGCTGCGCGGTACGGGGTGCCACACCGAAGCGTTTGCCGATGTCGTACCAGCGCCACCGCTCGGCCCGCATCCACACCAGCTTGCGCTGATCGGTGCGCAGGCACTGCACCCACTGCATGACCACGAGCATGCGCTCGACCTCGGCGGGCGTGGGTGGGAAGCGGTAGACCGGCGCATCGTCGCTGGCCATGCGTTCGTACTCCGATCGCACGATGGTGGGCCAGCAGTTGAAGTAGCCTTGCACCCTGACCGGTGGCAGGCGATGCGCCGTGCGTGCCGCTTCGATCAGCCAGTTGGCGACGTCGTCCGTCGTCCATTCGAGTGTTGCTGCAACCATGTTCATCCCTCCTGTGTGTCCAAAGCCCAGTGCAACAGCGCCAGGGCATCCGCTTCGTTGTCATCGGTCACCGGGTGGCCCAGTGCCCGCATGGACTGGATGACCTCGCCCTTGCTGGCATTACCTTTGCCGGTGGCGTGTTTTTTGATCGTGCCCACTGGCACACCCTGGTACGGCAGGTTGTGGTGCTCACACCAAGCGGTGAGCGTGGCCAGCAGGCCGCCGTACACATGGGCGGCGTCCACCCCAGCGTGCCGACGCACTTCCTCGAAGTACACGCTGTGGATGTCGGTGGCCAGGTGGCGCATGTCGGAGAGCCACCGCTTGAAGCGCAGGTAGCGCATGCCACCGCCCTCATAGCGGTTGGGCCGGAAGCTCGCGAAGCCGTGCGCGATCTGACCATCCATCGTTCGCATGGCCCAACCGGTCGTGGTGCCCAGGTCGATGGCCATGACCACGGTGCGCGATGCAGGCACCGGATCGACCGGGCAGGCATCTCCCCTACGTAACGGAGAGAGGGCTTTAGCCCCCTCTCCTACGTAGTAGGAGGGGGAGTCTCCGACAACTGGACAAGGGGTGGAAAGTGAACAAAAACAACGAGTTAGCTCAGTTGGCAAGTTGGCAGAGCTGCCTTCCTGCCATCTTGCCAACTTCGACGTAACTTGTTGATTTACAACGGAATCAAGTTGGAAACGGTCTGCCAACTGAATCCAGTTGGCAAAAGTTTGCCAACTTCCGGGGGTGTTTTTGCCAACTTGCTGCTGCGAGCCGATGTGCGCGGGATCGCACAGTTGCGGACGATTGCGGATTCTGTCCAATGCCCGTCGCGTGAAGGCCAAAGCGTGCCCGTGCAGGTCAATGCCGGCGTATTCAAAACTGCTGGCCGTGATGCCTCTATCTTGGCAAATCGTGTTCATTCGGACTCCTGTGGGTCGTTGCTGTTTTCGGGATAGACCCACACCTCCGGGTTTTCGACGGGCATCGCCGCCCCGGAAAGCGGGCACTTGTAGTGGGTGGGCAGCACGCACAGGGACGCCACGGGCACCTCACCGGTGTCCGGATCGGGCTCGCCCTTGGGCCGGTTGTGGACCATGCCCTCGACGCACATGTAGCCAAACTTGGAGCGGCCAAATGGCGGCAGCCCGTAGTCCGCAGCGTTGCGGAAATACTTGATGTAGCCCTGCGTGGCCAGGGCCGACAGGCGCTCGCGTATCGAGCGCTCGCCGCCAAGGCCCGCCTTGCCCTCGAAGGCTTCGGCGAACTGATTGGCGGTGTAGAAATTACCCTTCAGGCCCTCATCAAAGAGGATCTGAAGGATCACGTCGGTCTTGCGCCGTCGCTCGGCATCGAGCCGCTTCCCGTAATCCTTGTTGACCAGACGTTCGCTGTCATTGACGACGGTCCACTGGCCATCGACCTTGTCGACGTACCGGGGGGCAAGGCCTGGACCGTTGCGCAGCTCGAAATACAACTGCCGCACCGTGGACAACTCGTCTGGCCGGTGCAGCAGCATTGCGGAGGTATAGAAACTGCGCAGGCTGCTGGCACCCGCGAAGGCCTGGAACGGGTCTTCCTCGAACTGGCGCTTGGTCATCTTCTTTGTGTGATGGACCAGCAACACGCCCGAGTCCGGATTGACCCGCTGCTGCAGCCTGGCCACCCGGCGCGTGAGGAAAAACATCATCGCGTCGTTGTCGTTCTCACCACCGGAGCCGCCACCGTCGAACACGTTGCGGATCGGGTCGATGGCGATGATGTCTGGCGGCTCGCCACCGAATTGCGCGCTGATGGTTTGGATCAACTTCTCCAGCCCGTCCTCGTCGAGGATGAGGTGCAGCTGAGGCGTCACCACCAGATTGCGCCGGGCGAGCCTGAGCGCATCTTTAGGCAGACGAATGGCTTTCATCCGCTCCTTGAGGTACGGGTACTGCACCTCGGCCTGGAGGTAGAAGACCTTCAAAGGGCGTGCTGGGACCATGTCCAGGAACGGCAGGCCGGCTGCCATGTGCGCCAGCCACGAAAGAAGAAAGTCGCTCTTGCCCACCTTGGGCGCCCCGCCAAAGATCGCGATGCCGCCGGTCGTGATGATCCGGCCTGACACCAGGTCTATCGGCAGGGGGGTGTCGTCGTCGAGCATCTCGCCCATCGTGAAAGCCGGCAGGACAGCCGCGCTGGCCTTCACCGTGATGCGCTCGCTACTCTCGATGTATGTCTTGCAGTCGAACCCCTCGTCGATGGCATCGGCCGCATCCCATTTATCCGGCTTGCCTTCGGGCGGGATGACGATCACCACTGAACGACTGCCCACAGCCACACATGCTTTGGCAGCTGCCTCGGCATAGTCCCAGCCCGGCGGATCGCGGTCCGGCCAGATCACGACGTCTTTGCCACGCAGAGGGGACCAGTCGGTTTTGTCGATCGGTGCTCGCGCGCCGTTCATTGCGGTGGTGGCCACGATGCCTTGCTCGATGAGGGCCTGGGCGCACTTTTCACCTTCCACCAGCACGACCTGGCGAGCAGTCGCCATGGCTGGCTGGTTGTAAAGCGGACGCGGATCGGGCGCACGCCACATGCGGGCGCGTACATCCCAGGGCCTGAACTCCTTACGGCCAGGCTCGGGGTCGTAGCGGTACACCCGGGCGATCAATTCGCCCAGAGAGGTCTGATAGTCCCAGGTGGCCGTGTACGGCCCCAGTTCATCCACCGGCTGTGACCGGGCCTCGCGCCTCGGGCTGGAGGCCATGGGCGGCGCCACGCCACACCACTGGCGCACTTCATCCAGGATGCGTGGAAAGTCGGTCCTGACCGACAGGTTGCGCGACATGGCCCAGGCATCGAATACATCACCGCCCATGTCGGTGGCGAAATCGAACCACAGGCCGCGTCGCGATCCCTCCATCTCCACCACGAGACTTTTGCCTGCAGAGCCGTCGATGTCACCGACATAGAACTTGCCCCCACGGATACGCCCCTGGGGGAACAGGAACAGAAGGACCGACTCGAGCCTGTCGATCAGCGCCTGGCGCAGGGTCTCGACGTCCTCGACTGCCCCGGTGGTCCTGTCTGCTGCATCGTTGAAGTCAAAGTAGCTGGACTCGTGCATCAGGTCCCACCCCAGCAGCGTTCCTGCCATGAACAGAAGCGGCACTCCTGGTGGGTTGGCGTGGTCGAAAAACGGGGCAGCACCTCGCCCGCATCGGTGGCGCTGATGACGCGCACCGCCCGGTCGGACATGCGCTGCGCGAGCCCGCCATCGAAGGGCACCAACTCGAACCAGATTTCCTGAGTGTCCTTGTTGATGGCCGTGAACAGCGCCGGGTTCTCCGAGATCCCTGGAACACTGCCTTCCATGTACGCCTGGTAGATGGCCATCTGCGCGGCATAGACCGGCTTGGACTTGGACACACCGTTCTTGACCGTGTCCCGCCAGGACTTGTCATTCATGGTCTTGCACTCCCACAGCGCCGGGTAGCGCATGCCCAGCTCCGAGGGACCATCGTTCAGGATGCCGTCGACGTGACCCTTGATGCGGCCGCCGGCCACGGAGAAGCCAAACTGGCCGCCATGGGCCTTGCGCGTGTAGAGGTCAAAGCCGATCAGTCGCAACCAGCGGATGGCCAGGTCTTCCAGTACATGGCCCACCTCGAAGATGCGCAGCACGCGGCCGGAGAAATCGCGCCCCGGATCCACCGGCGTGCGGGTGTACTCAAACTGCAGCGCGCGTTCACATGCCACACCCAGCCGGGATGCGCCCAGATAGTCGCGCGGCGTCTGCCCATCACGCTCCAGCGCCAGCGCGTCATCGATGAGCGCACCGACTTGCTCATGAAATTTCGGACGGTGATTGAAGTCCAGCATCACGACCGTCCTTGCTGCCGGCCTGCGGCTTGGATGGCGATGCGCTGTTCCAGAAACTGCCGGTCGCGAGCGGCCATGCGCTCGTGTTCCGCGAGCATGCTGTCCTGGTACCGGGTAACGACCACATCAATGAGCATGAGCACCTCGTCCCGGCTGTAGTCGGCCAGTGGCCGCTGCATGCCGATGGAGCCGACGTACTCCCCCAGAGGGCCGAGGCAGGACTGCATGGCGGCGATTTCCATATCGCTGGGGTCAATCATTTGGCCCTCCGTTTTGTTCATGAGCTTGGAGAAGGCCTCCTGACAGGGACGGCTGCAGAACACCCACTTGTCGTTGTGACGGGATGGGTCCGAGCGGGGCACACGCGGGTTGAACCAGCCGTACCCCTTGGCTTTGCGATAGCAGACGGCACATTTCACGCAGCCTCCAGAACTTGGTGGGCGTGGGCGTCATTGGCCGCATTTACCAGCCGCACGATGGCATTGCGGTTGAAGCGGAACGACAGCAGTGCCGAAGCCTGATAGCGGGTCAGGCCGAAGTCGGCCCTCAGTTCTGGCGGCAAGTACTGCAGTTGCTTCGGCGTGGGCGACTCGTTGAGCCAGCGCCGCGTCTTGTGCGCCGAGTCCTCCGACTCATGCTCGTTGAGCCAGTCATCCGCCTTGGCCATGCAGACGGTGCGTTCGCCAACGGCAAGCAGCTGCGTGGTGTGCCCCTTGGCACCGCCCACGGCGTGCCAGCGGCCGTTGAGAAAGAAGATGCCACCCCAAGCATTGAAGCCCGTGGCCATGAGCGCGTCGTCACTGCCAAAGAGGTCGCACCAGCGGAAGTTGGATCGGCTGAGCAGATCGATCTCACTCATCACAAAGTGATCGAGCACCCCGCGTGATGGGTTGTCCTGCTTTTCCCAGACATGGCCGCACAGCGGGCACTCCATGACGGCCATCGGTACCGTGGCACCGCACTCCGGGCATTCCTTGGTGGGGGCATCGCCGAGGTTGTCATGGCCATCGAGGTTGACCTCCTGCTCCAGCGCGCCATGCATCAGACTTGCCGTGCCGAAGTCCAGGACGATGCAATCGGTCTTGACTAAGCCCGGAAACTCCTGCGGATCGACCGTGCGCAGGCCACGGCCCACCATCTGAATGAAGGTGGACTTGTAGGAGCTGGGGCGCAGCAGGACCACGCACGAGGTGGGCGTGTAGTCGTAGCCTTCGGTCAGCACGGCCACGTTGACGACGACCTGGGCGTCGCCGCTTTCATAGGCGGCCAGACGCTCCTTGCGCTCGCCATCGGACAACTCGCCGTGGATCAGGACGGACTCAATGCCTGCCTGATTGAAGGCGGTGCACACATCCGTGGCGTGCTCGACGGTCGAACAGAACACGATGGTCTTGCGGTCGCGTGCCTTGGCCTTCCAGTTGTTGATCACCGACTCGGTGACCAGCGTCTTGTTGAGGATGTTGGCAACCTCGTTCATGTCGAAGTCGATCGCAGTGCGGCGCACCTTGCGCAGCGCTTCTTGCGTGCCAACGTCGATCACATATGTCCGTGGCGGCACCAGGTGGCCGCTGGCGATCATCTCGCCCAGCGTGATCTGGTCAGCCACGTTGCTGAACACTTCGCGCAGGCCCTTGCCGTCACCCCGGTTCGGGGTGGCAGTCAGACCGCAGATGGCCGCCTTCGGGTTCTTGACCAGCACCTGGTCAATCACCTCCCGGTAGCTGGGCGAAGCAGCATGGTGCGCTTCATCAATAACCAACAGGTCCAGGGTGGGCAGCTGGTCCAGGTTTGCCTTTCGCGAGAGGGTCTGCACCATCGCGAAGGTGGCGTTGCCATCCCAGGATTTTTCGTTGGCATCGAACACCGACGTTTTGAGGCCCGGGTTGACGCGCTCGAACTTGCTGCGGTTCTGGCCGGTCAATTCGGTGCGATGGGCCAGGATGCAAGCCTTGGCATCGGGTTCAGCCAACAGGCTGCCGGCCACGGCCGACAGCAT